AAGATAAAATTACATCGCCAACAGCATCAACAGTAATATCATCAGCACCACTAATTCTCATACCGCCAGAACTACTGGTTATATTTCCACCATCAATCGTTAGTTGGTCTACTACTACACCTGCGTTGGCTGTCACGACTCCAGTGAATGTAGCAGTTGTTCCTGTTATCGCGCCTGTAAGTGTGCCTCCAGCTTTCGGTAGTGCGGCATTAGCAGTGGTTGTGGTACTGGTGAGAACCGCGTCGCGTGTTGCGATGTCTACGCCATCAAACGTACTGTTAGTGGTTATTGCCCCTGTCATCGCTCCACCAGCTTTTGGTAGTGCGGCATCCGCTGTGACACCATCTGCGGCAACATCGCGACCGTCAAAGGTTGAGTTGGTAGTGATAGCACCAGTCATAGCACCGCCAGACTTAGGCAATGCGGCATCAGCAGTTACACCATCAGCCGCTACATCACGACCATCAATAGTAGAATTTGTAGTTATAGCACCAGTAAAAGCCGCACCAGATAGCTCGGCCTTGTCAGTGTTCAAGTTCGTGAAATTAGAGTCAACTTCACTATTAGTGAGGGAAGACCCTTTGCCGCTCCGCGTTACAATCGTAGACATGAGTAATCCCCCCTAATTAAGATGCAGTTAAAGTGATAGTCCAAGTGACACTCATCGTATCATCTGCGGCTTTGTTTACTACAGGAAACACTGTGCGACACAGCATAGTTCCAGACGTTGAGGCATTGAAGATACCTGCCTCCGTCACCGCCCCTGTCGCATCGCCAGATTCAAAGCTACTGATGTAAACAACAGTATTTGTTGATGCAGTAGAGCTATCAAGAGCTTCTCTGGAACCTAGTATAGATACTACGTCTGTTTGCCCAGCCGCTACCGCTGTGGTTCCTGACCCTAGAGCCATATGCGACATAGCCGATGCTGTATCTTCTTTCATTCTTGAGCAAATAAAAGTTAGCCCAACCGTTACGATTAGGTTTTTCTCAAAACGCTCTTCTTTGATGTTGCCGTTCTTATCTCGCACGACAATGTTTAATTGCCCTGCTAATTTTATACCTGTGCTTGCTTCGCTATTCATAATCTCACCTATTAAAAAGTCCAAATTGAACCTACATAATCCTCTAAAAAGTAGTCAAGTGAACAATATCCCTGACTACGCCCACTGCCCGCATCTGCTAGGCCAAAAGCGTCATTCTTCACACCTGTAAAACTAATAGTATCATCATCTGTCAATGCAGACAGATTTGTTCGTGTTTTGACAAAGGTGTAAGCGCTGTCATCCCCAGCTACACCATCAGCATCATCTGTAACAAAGGTTGTATCTGCCAAGGCCAAACCAAAGGCAAATGAATTTATTGCATCTGCCCATGCCGCTGAATCTGACGGCTTCTTTCCTATGCCCAGCGTATCGCCATCACCTAAAGAAAAGTTATTGGTAAACACCTTTCCCGCACCTAGAGAGGCTAGGTCAACACCCGCCCAACTATCTGCAAGAGTTTTGCCTATCGTCAATATATTCAAATCAACAAGGCCAGTGCCATCAGATAAGGCTTTAGTGTTCGCAAACAACTCATCATCCGCAAAACCAGCACCATCTCCCTTAACCAACCCAAATAAGAGCGTATTGCCCTCTGTAGCATTTAATGAGTCTGACAGGGGCTTTGTTACGCTTCGTGCGCTTTGCTCTGTAACAGCCATAGAATTGGCTACAGGCTTGCCGAACGAAAGCGTATTTACATCAAGTACGGTTGCTGAGTTTGTAAATGATTGGTTTAGGCTGGGAACAGTTATAACTGAGAATGCCGCTGATAACCCAATATTGATGGGCTTGCTAGACAGGGATATATTAACAGGCTTGCCAACCAAGGAAAGGTCGGTTCGTGTGACCTTGATATAGAAACTACTCATGCGAACTCTTCTCTTACTACAAAGTCTACAAGTTCGTAAACAGTTTCAATATCCCCCCCATTAAATACAACATTAACCTCACCTTCGTAAGCGCCCGCATCTATGTTGGTTAGATTAGCGCCTAACGTGAATAGGAGTATTCCATTTTGTAGGTTCGTGCCGTTATTTGAGGCTGTAACTGTAAATAGGGTTGCCGTGGCTCCTCTCGCCCTTACTTTGAGGGTGCAAGTGGCTCCGACGCAGTTAACTACTGCCTGTGTGTCAGCGCGAGTTAAATTGACTTGTACTTGGGGTTTATTGTCCCCATTAACAAGGAATATAGTTGCCATCTGTAATTCATCCTATCAAGAGCTTACTTCTTGGGTGCGGCTTTCTTTTTAGGCGCGGCTTTTTTCTTAACTACTTTCGTCTCAACAAACGCCTCATTCACCTCTGGGGTAGATGGGTCATCTGGTACGAAATGGCCTTTGCTAGTTCTAGCTCTTACCATATCAGAAGTATCTTGAACCTTTATTTCCATAGCCCATCCGTTTTCAAGGAACGCAACCATCAAATCTTGTTTCCATCTTTCATCAGCAGTGACAACAGTTCCAAGCTCATACAATTTCATGCCACCAGAATCGTCTGCTTGACCTGCTTTTGGTATAACCATCTTATATTGCTTATTCATAATAATCACCAGTTAAAGATTGAGAGGGGTGGACAAAGGGGAAATAACCACCCCCCTCTCACTCATTACACTTTTACATCTTAACCCTAAACTGGGGCGTGATGCGGACTACCTTTAACACACTCAACACTAATCGGAGTGCCGTTTGCGTGGTTTCCAGTACGGACGAGACTTGCCCGAACATAACGCTTTCCACCAATGTATCCAGCCTTGTATGACTGAGAAACCTTAGCGGCCGCGTCAAGAGTTAACCAAACACCACCAACAAGAGTAGCACCAGTTATTCCAGCTTGACCAACATCAGCATAAGTTGTGTTGTCATCACTGTCTTGTATCTTAACGGTATACTTCAAGTTTGCCGCAAGCGTATCACCCTGAGTACCAGCAGAGAGAACTAACATTGCGCTCTCAAAACCAACAAGGTCAACACCATTTGTTGCTGTAGTTGTGCCATTCCCTGATGCAAGCTGAGGGATTAAACTAGCGACTACTGCTAAATTGCTTCCTAAATCTTTCATAATTGTCTCCTAGTTAAACAGCAATCTTCTGCTTGATGATTGCTTCTGGAAGGATAACCTGTCCACCAACTCTGCGACGAGCAATATAACGAATATTACCAGTGTTAGCTTGGGTGAATGGGTCGCGTAGTACAGCCATAGCAACACGATCAACAATTAAGTATCCACGACGGAAATCACCAAACGCAACAGGGAAGTTTCCACCTGAGATAGACGGCATATCCGTAGCTTCTACATAGCTGTGACCTAAGATAGTTGCAGACATATTTCCAGACAAGCTCATGCCAGCTTGGAAGACGTATTGACCTGCGGCATCTTTCAACTTACGAATAGCCGCTAATGAACCACGGTTAAAGACGAAAGTACCATTACGGCTATAATCACTCTTAATGGCGTGAACCATTGTGATGAGGCCATCAGCAGTTAGTAGCGTACCTGAGCCAGAGTTGCTTTCAGCAACAGAAGCGTTAGTCAGGATACCTTCAGGCTTACCTACAGCGTTACCAGAGACAAAGGCTAATCCTTCGGCTTTAGCGAACTGCTCAGTAAATTCTGACTGCATTTCAGCTTCAAGATTAAATACTGAATCTTCCAAATCCTGCTCAGAAATATCAACCAGTGCATACATCTCATGCGCGGGAATCTCTTCTAGGCCAACTTGCCATCCAGTAGTCTCTGAACGTGTTCCAGCTTCTGATACCCACTGCGCGGCAAAAGTACCAGTACGCTTAGGAATCTGAATAGAACGCTGTCCAGTTTGACGAACGCGAGAAATGCCACGAATAGGTGAGATCTCTGTAATGTTCTTAATCAATTCACGGATGTACTCTGGAGGAGCTAAGTAACCACCAGTTGTATCGTTAGATACAGTTAGTGCTTTCTTCTCATCTGGAGTAATTCCTTCCATACCTTTACGGCAATAAGAATCAAAGGCTTTAACGCCAGCATCAATTTGCTTATCGGTGAAACCACCGTTGGGACGACGCATAACAGTTTCCATGCGATCCATCTGCTCTTTGATAGCATCTTGAGTTGCGGCACTAGCTTTAATACGCTGATTCACATCTTCGTACTGGTCTAGCTTCGCTTCAAGGGCGGTAATTTTCCCATCTAGGGTAGTGTCTTGGACACCTTTTTCCACGTTCTCTAACTTCTGGTCATAGCTTTTTTTGAACTCTTCAAAAGCATGTCCCATGTCAGATACTAGGGTTTTAACATCTTCACTCATTGGATTTCTCCCACTATGGTTTTGAGTTTTTGGGTTAGGTTTTTGATAGCATCTACATCAGGTTGCATTTCCACCTCAGCATCACGCTGAGTAAACGCATCCATTACAGCTTTTGCGGCCATCTTTGCTTCTGAACGAGATAAAGAAAAAGCGTCACGCAGTCCATTCTCCCATTCCCTGATAGAAAGCTCCTGCCCCTTAACCGCCTGAACCTTAGCTTTAGGATTCATTGGAAAGGTAACAACAGATATCTCCATCAATTCTACTTCCTTGATAACTCTGGCTCCTGCCTTATCATAGGATTGCCCCTTGGGGCTTATTCTGAAACCAATAGACAGGCCATCAAGTGCGCCCATTTTCATTAGTTCGTATGTCTCTCGTCCAAGCTGGGTTTTCATCGCCAAACGGCCACGAATTTTTAAACCCTTCTCGTCCTCTTCAATAGACTCATATACGCCAATAGGCATATCTGATTTGTGTTGGTATAGAAGTTTGACCCCTAATGCGCCTGTCTTTTTAACGCTCTTGCTGAAAGCACCTTTAGCAACAATGTCATTGCCTAGGTCGGTATTACCAAAGATAGAGCCGTAACCTTCAAAGGTTCCATACTCTTCATCCTCAGAGTCAACCGCATTTATCTCAGCCTTAACATCTAAGAACTGGTCTAGGGTTTTCTCCTCGCTCTCGGTATCTTTCTTTTTGGGCTTCTTAGGTTTTTTTGGCATACCGTAGCCGCTTAACTCTAATCCAGTTAGCTCAGTATATTCTTCATGGCTCTCGCAAGGCATGAATACTAGGTTGCCATCTTCATCGTGAGAGTGAGTGCCGACACAGCCGATTTCCTCAGCCCTATCTTGAGCCTCCTCTTCCGTGGAGAACACATCATCTCTAATCTCTGCTTTCTCAGCTAGGGATGCAGTCAAGGCTTCAATAGCGGCCTGTATATCCATAGGCTCAGGGTCTTTTTTGATTTCTTTCAACATACACTGTTCCGTCGGTTATAGTTTCACAATCAAGTGATTGCTATGGAATCAGGCATCTGCTCTGAGACACTTTACATCCTGACATATGGTATCACAACTATTTTTTAAGGACACCCCCACCAGTACGAAAAGGGTTTACCCCTTTTAAGGGCTTTTTATCGCCTAAAATGTTTCCTTCTGTAAACTTTGTGTGCTATACTAAACGTATAAAGAGAAAACAAATAAAAGGTGCAAGATAATGAACTATACCCCCGCTTACCAAACACGAACCCAAGCCAACATTAAAAAAGAAGAGAACATCGTTATAGCCGTGGCTCTTATTGGCTTAATTGTTTCTCTAATTACTTTAATCTAAATGTTTGCAATGGTAAACAAACCTGCTATAATAAACCCATAAACAAAAAACTAAAAGGTGCAAGAAAATGGAAACTAGAAAATTTGCAAGATTACCAAAAATTGTTATAGCTAAAATTGCTGAATTAACAGATATGAATGAACACACAATGGCTCTTAGCTGTTTAGCAATGGATATGAATAACGGTGAAGCATTTGTAAGGCTGGCTAAAATAAATTGTGAGCATATAGATCACGGCCACTTAGCTGTAGAGCTTTATAATGAGCGCAACGAAATTAGGGGCGCTATTTACCAAGAAGCAAAAGATACATACGCAAACTATAAAGAAATTATAGCCGCTTTTTAACTCAAATAAATACAGCCCCTTTTAGGGGTTTTTCATCGTTAAAAGTTTAGACGCAATTTGGCGACTCTAAAAAATTACAAATTTTTGGACACCCCAAAACACCGTCAAATTCGTAACTTCTTTTTTTGACACGCTTTTCGGCCTCTAAAAATTTTATAAATTTCTGACAGCTTGAAAACACCGTCAAATATTTAACTAATTATTTCAGAGCGTTTTCGCGCACCTTAAAAAATGAAAATCAAAACCCCTCCTCTACAGGCCGCGTGGTTACTGGGCTGTGGGAACTAATTCCTTTTGCATCGTTTTTTGAAAGTTTGGGCAAAAATAAATTTATTTGATAGGGGGTGTGAAATTCTTGCAACTCTTTTTCGTTTAAAAAGTTTTTTCGTTTTTCGGGCTAATTTCTAACGGATTCAGGGGGTGACTAAAATTCTGACCAACTCTTTTGCACTTAAAAAGTTTTTCCGTTTTTCAGAGGGTCAAAAAAATGAAAATTACACATCTTCGTAATCGTCTATATCAAAATCATCCTGAACCGAATCTCTTGTGTCCGTGTAGATAACAACGCACCGACAGTTACACACATTGATAGCCCCGCCTTTAGGGTCGCCAGCGTAAGACATTGGCCTACCACCGATAATGAAATCTTCATCCATTGATACCTGCTGTCCATTGGCTCTAGCGTGAGTTTCCCTAGTCCGACCATCTCCTGTAGAGACCCATTGCTTGACCATAGCCACTCCATAGTTATCGCCTACCTGCTTATGGTAGCTCTGATGGGCAAAGCCAGCCGCACTATGAGTCTCAGTTCTAGCGATTAAAGCCGCCCTATTTCGGTTGATTGAGCGGAAGTTCTTCCTTAGCTCACTCGCAATCTGTACCAAAGTAGCGTCCCCTAGCCTTAATTTCTCTATAGATGCAATGATTAGCAAGCCCTGTGTGCGTGAAATGCTACTTATGAAGCTCTCCCTGTTAATGAAGTACAGAGCGACGGCCTGTTCAAAGGCTGATGACCTTCCAAAGAAGAAAGCGTCCCCCTCATCGGCTTTTGCAGATATTACTTGATAGGATTGATAGTTGTAATCGTAGATAGCTTTGAATATTCGGCTTAACTGGGCTTTAATTACTGCGGTAACTTCTACCTCTACATCTCTGACAAGCAAAGCGGCATCCACAACCTCCCCGCCCTCTACTTGCTTGGATGCTATGTTTACCGTCTTGTTGAAGCTAGTCTCTAACCGCCTTTGGAATCCCCTGCTTAGATTATCCCTTATCCTAGCTTGTTGGACAGCGTAGCGCCTAGCATTGATAGCGCCCTGCCTAAACCCTAAAATCTGATTGGCGGTTTGTTGCCTAGCCACTTGATTACGCCTTTCTTAGCGTGGAAAACCTATGCCCTACAATAACGTCAGTGGGGTCGCTTCCTTGGTAAATCCTAATGAGAGCCGCTGGATTATCCTCAGATGCATTGAGCGTAAAGTCTGTTTTAGGTACGGATAGCTTGCCGCTTTTTACTATCTTTGTGATCTTACCTCTAGCCCTGCCACCTGAGTTGTCCCAGCTAACCATATCACCAACAGATAAGTCATCTGCTTCTGCTTTGCTTTCTTCTCTTACAATCTGCGCTCTCTTAGCCTTAGCCCAAGATTGCCCTGCATCACCACCCCACAAAGCCCAAGCAATTCTACCCGCTGATGGATAACCCTTTTCAGATGGGCTAAACCCTTCGCCTTGCTTGTCTACTTCATGGCGGGAAAAGTAACTGTGCATCCTAGTAACCACATCAAGGGACAGCTTCTGGCGACCAACTAATTGATTAGCCCTAGTCACGCCTACCTGTGTGCCGCCCCTTTTATGCTTTTTTCTCCAATCTAGCCCTCTCTGCGCTTCTTGAGCCATAGCCTTGCTTGGTGTTGAATCTATATCAGACAGTGCCTTAGAATCATCATACAGCTCGTAATCCTTGCTATCTTCTTCCTCTACTGGGGCATCTGGTAGCCCTTCATTCAAAGGGAATAAACTAGCGTTAACCAACAAGCCATCCGCTCCATCAATAGCGTTTAGGCCAAGGCGCTCTCTTGCCTCGTTCCTAGTCATAATGCCTTCCTTTACTGCACCAATAACATTCTCATAAATTCTCTTTCTGCGTTCTGATAAGGCTGGTATCTCGTCGGTGTCAAACTTAAAGTAAACATCCTCACTAAACTGAGGCATCAGCCATTCGTTAATATCTG